GCCCCATTATATCTTATTTAATTATAAACTATAAAAAACTTATTTTAAAACCAATTTGAGAGATTACTGCAGAAATTAAAGCTTTTTCTGATAAAATTATAAATTCAGAAACATCTGCTTCTTGATCTCAATATAAATATGCCAATATTTTTCCTGATTTAGATTTACTTGCAATGAAATGATCTCAAAAATTAAGAGTTAGTCTTAAAGCATTGCAAGTAACTATGGAATATCATAATGTTGAAGAATATCCTGGTGATTTTGAAAGACCTTTACCAAAAAATAAAATTCCTAAACTATTAGCATATAATGTTAATGATGTTAATAGCACTGAAGAACTTTTAAATCGTTCCGTTAAAGATATAGAGTTACGTCTTGCAATTGAGGATGAATATCATATATCGGCACTTAATAAAGATGGTGTAAATCTTGGAATGGAGATTATTAAAACTCGTTATTTACAAGAAACAGGATTACAATGATTTCAAATTAAAGATTTAAGAAGTCCTTGTGAACAACTGTGTTTTAAAGATATAATATTTCCGTTTATTAAGTTTCAAACACCAGAACTTCAAAATCTTTTAAGTGAGTTAAGTGAACTTTGTGTTGATCCAAATGATAATTCATTTGAACGACACTTTATTTTAGGTGGAGTTGAGCACACTTTTGCAATGGGTGGAGTTCATAGTGTTAATGAACCAGAAATTTTTATACCAAATAATGACGAAATCCTAGAAGATGTGGATGTTGATTCTATGTATCCATCAATTAGTGTATCTCAAGGTCTATTTCCAGCTCATTTAGGCAAAGCTTTTATTAAAGTATATTCGGCAATTCTATCAGAAAGACTTGAAGCTAAAAGAAATGGTAATAAACTTAAAAATGAAACTTTAAAGTTATCTGTAAACGGATTGTCTGGTAATTTACAATCTCCCTATTCTTGATGTTATGATCCTAAAATGGCATTAACTATTCGTATTAATGGACAATTAATGTTATTGATGCTTGCTGAAGGATTGGATAAGGTTGGATGTCGTATTATTCAAAGTAATACAGATGGTGTATTTGTTCTCATGAAAAAATCTATAATAAACAAAGCACATGCTTGATGTAAAGAATGAGAACAAATTACTGGATTAACTTTGGCTACAGATAGATTTGAAAGATTTTATCAGTATGCTATTAATGATTATATCGGCGTAAAAGAAGGATGAAGTGAATCACACAATCCTAAACTTATTAAAAAGAAAGGTTTGTTTATAGATGAACCTCAATTAGGTAAAGGTTTAGCGCCATTAATTATTCCAGAAGCACTAAATAAATATTTTGTTGAAGGAATTTCTCCGGAAGAAACAATTAAAAATTGTAAAGATATTAAGAAGTTCTGTACTTTTCAAAAAGTAGATAAGAAATTTGAAGTATTTTATGGTGGAGAAAGAATAACTCATATAAATAGATATTATATGTCTACTAATGGTAAATCAATGTATAAACAGAAAGTAGATCAACAAGGTAAACCTTATGGTAGTGCAATATCATTATGTGCTGATTCTGCAGTTACAATTTATAACAAGTTTGATGATATTCCAATAGAAGAAAGAAAAATTAATTATCGTTATTATCTTTCAGAAGTGTATAAGATTATTAATAAAATGAATGAAAAACAATATAGTCTATGATAACGCGTGATGAAAGACAGAAATTATGTTTAAAACGATGATTAAAATTTAATGGACATGGTACAGTTGTAGCTTGTACAGGTTTTGGTAAAACAAAACTATCAATAAATTTAATAGAAGCCTTTGTAAAGTCTAATAACGATTGTTCAATTTTAGTAATTGTTCCAACTCAAATCTTAAAGGATCAATGAATTGATCAATTAGAAGATAGACAATTATTAAATAATGCCAGAGTTGAAATAATCAATTCTGTAATTAAATTAAATTGAACCTGTGATTTATTGGTTATTGATGAAATTCATTTAACTCCATCTGATTGTTTTCAAAAAGTATTTGATTGTGTAGATTATAAGAATATTCTTGGTCTTACAGGTACCTTTGAAAGATTGGATGGGAAAGAAGCTTTGATTTCAAAATATGCTCCAGTGTGTGATGATATATCAATTGAAGAAGCTGAAGCTAATGGATGAGTGGCACCACATAAAGAATATTTAGTTTTATTAAATGTAGATTTAACTGAATATAATAAATTAACTAATGAATTTAATCAATGTTTTGCTCAATTTGGATGAGATTTTAAATTAGCCATGTCTTGTGCTACTAATATTATTGAATGTAGAAAGTTTGCTAAGAGACTTGGATTGGATGGAAATACAGTAATGGGTGTGGCTCAAAAATGAAATAGAGCTATGAGAAGACGTAAAGAGTTTATCTATAATCATCCAAAGAAAATGGAAATCGCAAAAAAAATAATTGAAGCAAGACAAAATAAAAAAGGAATTACCTTCTCCTCCACAATTAAACAAGCGGAGTCTTTTGGTAATGGATGGGTGATTCATTCTGATAAAAAGAAAAAAGAGAATAAGCAGGCAATTAATGCTTTTAATAGTGCTTCTATTGGATTTTTACATACTTCTAAAGCAGCTGATCAGGGTTAAATAAAATTAAAAATTATGATTAATGGATTTGGAAGTTTGATAAATATTTGTTATATTTGTAAGTAAAATATACATGTTTAACAATTAATTTATCAAAATTATGAAATCTTTAAGAACTTATTATTTGTATACACTTAATGATCCATTTACAAATGAAATTCGTTATGTTGGAATTACTTGTAATATGGAAAATAGGTTGAAAGAACACATTTGTGACAAAGCTATAACAAAGAAGACTAAATGAATCGCTTTATTAAAATCCCAAAATACATTTCCAATTATAACAGAGGTTAAAAGTACAAAAAATGTTAAAGAGGTAATACAATGGGAAATCGATACAATTGCAGAATATAGTAAAATTTATTCATTAACAAATTCTACAATGGGTGGTGAATATTATGGTATAGGAACACCAGTATCTGTTTATACATTAGATGGGAAATTTATAGATACATTTACTTCTATGATTGAAGCTGCAGAATATTATGAATTATCAGAAAACGCTGTTTCTGGAATATCTGCGTGTTGTTTACATAAACGAAATTATGCTTATGATAAAATTTGAAGATATGTAGACGAAGAAGTAACAAAAGCACAATTAGATAAAGTAAAAAATTCATTGGAATCTAAAAAAGAAAAACATTTCTTTGCAATTTCTATTGATGGAAAAACTATTAAAGAATTTGAATGTGTTCAAGATTCTGAAAATTTTTTTACAAGTAAGCGTGCTAGAATTTATGAAGCGCTAAAAGCCGGAAATACCGGGAAAACAGTAAATGGATATTTTATTTGTAAAGAAAAAGAAGATTATAATATTCAAAAACAACTTTATGATAAAAATTTACCTAAAAAAGTAAATCAATACGATTTAAATTGTAATTTTATTAAAACTTATGATAGTTTATCAGATGCAGCTAGACAATTAAATTGTTTAGGAAACATAAATGTCATAAGAGGTTGTTGTGAAGGTAAATATAAGCAAGGTTTGGGTTATATTTGAAGATATGAAGGTAATAAACTACCATTAATTTCAGTAACAAATATAAAAAGAAAAAAAAGTGGAAATAAATCAAAAGTTGTTTATCAATATGATCTTTCTGATAATTTTATTAAAAAACATAATAGTTCTATTGAAGCAGCACGTGAATTAGGTATAAAATGTGCTAGTACAATTAATGAGTGCGCACGTGGTAGAAAAAAGACTGCAGGCGGATATAAATGATCATACAATGGCCCAGTTACTAGTAATAGTAATTAAAAACACACCTGGATATCGTCGAAAGCTAAATTTCGAAAGAAACATGCCAACTTGACGAGGCGAAGAGCTAATGACTCAGCCCAAGAGACTAAATACAGGTGCATCCTAATGGGATGAATACATAGTCCAGACTACAAATAACATTAAAGGGTATTCAAAAACCTGCATCGTACACAGTAAGATGTGTTTGAGAAAGACAAGAAATGTTAGTATCGAAAGATATAGTAGTACGCTAGACTGCAAAGGTGTGAATCTTGAAATAATTCTTCACACGGATTCTTCTAAAATACGTAAAACGCAACGTGTTGGAAGAGCAATACGATTTGAAGATGGAAAAGTATCAGAAATATTTACATTGGTTTTAAAAGGAACTCAAGAAGTAAATTGGTTTAATAATTCCAATACATCTAAAGTTATAACAATTAACGAAGAGCAATTAGATAAAATATTAGCTGGTGAATCTATTGAAACTAGAGAGCGAGAAAATATTTCAAACACTAAATATAGATTCTAATGAACGAAAATTCTAAATTATTTGTTTTAAGCCATAAACCAATAGCTATACCAGAAGGATTTGAATTATTACAAGTTGGTAAAGGTGCATCGTTTAGTGAATTTCGTGATAATACTGGAGATAATATATCTGAATTAAATCCTTTATATTTAGAAACTACAGGAATATATTGAATTTGAAAGAATATAGATTCTTCTATTAAAGGACAAATGCAATATAGACGATGATTAAATATAGATCCTAATAAAATTTCAAATATATTAAGCTATTATGATATTATTTTAGCTAAACCACTTTGAGTTAATGTAGAACAACAATATGGTCAATATCATATAGTTTCTGATTTACAACAATGTAAAACTATTATGTCTGAATTAGGATATGATCCTACAATGTATGACAAATATATTAAAAATGGAAATTATCTTTATTATAGTAATAGTTTTATATGTAAAAAAGAAATATATGATGATTTATGTAATTTTTGTTTTTCTATATTAAATAAATTTGTCGAGGAAAATAATTTTAAGGATTATGATACTTTGTATAATCATGTAAAACAATGTATCTGAACTAAAAATCCACATCCTGAAATTAGTGACGAAGAATATCAAATGCGTCTCTGTGGAGCATTATTTGAAAGATTAGTTACTTTATATGTAAGAATGAATAATCTAAAAACTTGGGAAGTGCATTATTTATGGAAAGAGAAGAATTAATGAAATTAGTTGAATCTGAAATGTCTGTTAAAGATTATTTTGAAATATTCGATAAACATCCTGAATGAACAGTTGAACATATAATAATTCCGTATATTGAAAAACATTTAATAGACAGAGAACAATTATATGGTATTCAATGGGCTTTAAATATAGCAGAAGTTAAAAATGACAATTAGATTAACAGATGCTCAAATAGAGCAAGTACTAAGATGTCTTCCCAAAGATAAATTTATTGATTTTTTAGCGGAAGATGTTGAAACAAGCGTGGATTGGATTTGTAAGTTTATTCGAATCTACGTTGATAGTGAAACACTTCAAAATAAACTTAAAGATTCATTTCCACCTATACAAATGGAATTGTGGAAATAAATACAATTTTAAATATATTAAATGCTTATAATTTAACTGCAGATGAATTACTAGTTGTTTATTTAACTTTTTTAGCAAGAGACGAAGAAGGACATCCTGAGTATTTTGCTAAATGATTTAACAATGGAGGTAATACTCAGTTAAGAGAAATTTTTGAATCTTTAAAAACTAAAGGTTTAATTAAAAAGGATTATAATCCAGAAAATTATAATCCTAATGAAATAGAATTTAATAAGAACTTTCTTAAGTCTTGAATAAAAAATTCAAGCATTCTTGGACAGGAATTATTTGATGAATATCCGCCTTTTATTAATCATGGGAGTAAGTTATTACCATTAAAGAATATTTCTAAAAAGTTTAATACTTTAGAAGAATTCTTTTTTGCTTATTCTTCTGCTATAAAACATAATCCAGATAAACATAAAGAGGTTCTGGATTTATTAAGATGAGGGAAGGATAATAATCAAATCACATATGGGATCAAAAAAAGGTCCTCCTTATAGTAATATAAGGTAATAAACACTTTTAATTGCAGAAAACTCAAATTTCATATCAAAATTTGGAAATTTAAAATTATTTTCATAAATTTGTAATTGGAAATAATTTTCCAGTAAATTATGTTTAATTTAAAAATGAAATGATATGAAACGAAATTTGACAATCGGCAGCGAAATTGAAACTGAGCACGGTAAATTTGAACTTTTAGAGAAAACTAAAATGTCTAATAGAAGTTATTTATATAAATTAAAATGTAAAACGTGCGGTTATGAATTTACTACGTATTCTATTAATAGATGTGTTTGTAATCAATGTAGGAAACAAAAAACAATTGATAACTATATTGGAATGAAAACAGATGTATATGAAATTTTAGAATTTGTAGAAAAAAGAAATACAACTCCTTTTTATAAAGTACGTTGTTTAAAATGTGGTATAGAAAGTATAAAAAGTTTAAAGACTATTATTGCAGCTAAAGATAATTGTGAAAATTGTAGAGAGGGAAATTATAGAAAACCTACTCTTAATGCACCTTATAATTGTATTAAGGGAAGTTATATGAGAGGTGCCGCTGATAGAAATTTAGTATGAGATTTATCTGATACTGATTTTGCAAATCTGATTTATTCTAATTGTTATTATTGTGGTGCTGAACCAAAAGAATATCAAGGTGATAAAAAATTTAACAAATCAGGAATTCCTTTCTTACGAAATGGTATTGATAGAATTGATTCTTCGATAGGATATACTAAAGATAACTGTGTATCTTGTTGTGAAGATTGCAATAGAATGAAAATGCAAATGTCTAAAGAATACTTTTTGAATCATATTGAAAAAATTCATAACTATATAATTTCAAAACGTTCACAGACTATCCCGCAAGGGAGTACATCACAAGCTGAAGGTGATGGAAATGGAGTGCTCCTAATAGGTAATGCTAAGGGTGAAGAAATAGTCGAATCTGCATAGTAATATGCAGCAGTTCATAAGAGAACGTATATGGTGTTGCGAACCATATAGAATATATTGCTGTGAATTTATAATATCGCAGAAATGGCTCGAACTCAAATATCTTCGTGAACATCCACAGGAAGGAAAGATTGAAAGTACCTTTAATGTATATGAGACTGTATAATGAACGCACTTAATCAATTATGAGAACTGATTAATAAAGGTAGAAAAGGTGAAAATATAGGTAGATCTACAGGAATGTCTAAATTAGATAGTATAATAGGTGGAATTCAACCACATCGTTATTATTTAATTTCTGCAGCTAGTAGCGTTGGTAAAACCTCTTACGTTCTTTATATTATTTACAATCTA